TTTGTCGGGAGATAAATTGTCTCTCCTCCGCAATTTGGGCAACACTGTTCAATATTTTCTCTAAGAGAGCCCTTTTGGTTCTCTCGGGGCATTGTACATATACGGTGATTAGGGTTTGGCATATAAAATTGAAAAACTCTACTTCTAACTAGGCTCCTAAGTCTTTTAAAGTTGTTCTGTAAGAACGGAACTTTCCTGTCGTCGTCCGAGGCATCGCATCGGGCAGCCCAAGGTTCTACGACGTAAGTCTCAAGAACCTCAGGGTCAGGGCCGGGAGAAGGCAGTTCAGTCGTGTATCGGAGATCGGGATAACGACCTATCAACCCAGAGGCAACATATAAATCACTCTTAGTGACTTTATACTTCCATCCTGTGGGAGGAACGACGCCCATACCGCCAAGAATCTCCTTAATGAAGAGATTCTTCGTATGAAGTTTACCTTTATAGGTAGTTGTAGAACATTCCTTTTTTATAGTCTCACCATGGACTTTTAAAGACTTTTTTAATAAGTCACACTCCTTTCCAGGCAGAGCGCCCGAAAGAAGACAATTAAGGTTAGGAACGATCCCTTCCTTCTGCTTTCCGTGTGCGGAAGCTAACTCGGGTGACTTTGTTAGCTTTCTATCATTCTCCTGTTTTCCCTGAACCTTATGGAGACCGAAGAATAGACCAGTATTTAAATAATTAACTGATCGAACTTTTCGGTTCTTCTCTTTTAAGGGACAGAGCAGGCTTTGAGAATTGATATTTAAATAGGTGTCATGAAGGTAAGCCTTACCTACTGACATTTCAAGACCCACACACTCGCCAACTTCTACATTCTTGTAGAAACATTCTTCAGGCATAGCATATACCATATCATCCCCGTTAATTAAAACGGAATCAAGACTTTCTTGATGAGTCCAGTCCTTTCGGACTTTTTTGGTAGAGTATAGGTATACGCCCAAGTTGGCTAAACACAGAATTGGAAAGGATAAAATACTTCCCATCAACTGACCGTTCACTTGAGTTCCGCGAAGGTCATTCTTTTTTCCTCCTTTCTCTGGAGGGTAGTACAGATTATGTGGTCCAAGGACTGCAATTGCAATATCAATTTCCTCTTGAGGAATATTTGCAATAATAGTTTGTAAAATTCGATTAGAAAAGCTATAACTTAACCCATCAGTAGCAGCGGAGTAATCGACAGAGGCCCC